CGAAGATCTGAGCCTCGATCGGGTTCGCCTGCGCCCTGACAATAAACTCAGGGTAGGGTGCGTGGATGCGGTAGAGGGTGGCGTTGGTGGTCATTAGCTAACGGCTCCGGTCTGCGCGTCGACTTCTGCCGATGCGAGGGTAGAGCCGTCCGCAGCGAACCACGAGATCGACCACGTCGTAGGGGGATCGGTGGGCTCGGTAAAGTCGCCGGTGATCTGACTGGTTGCCCAGCCGTCCACCTGTGACCCGACCTGCTCGTAGCCGATTGCATATGCCTCGTCTGGACCGATCATTCTGCCCCCAAGGTGACGACTCGGAACTTGTCGACGGTCATCGTATGTGCATTGGTCGCCCCGTTGTAAGCGACGAACTGGACCCACATATTCGACGGGAGCCAAGTGTTGCTAGCGTCGGTGGTGCCCCGGTAGCTGTTGCTCGTGACCTGGGAGCGCCACTGGGCCTCGCCCATCGGATCGGAGAACTCCGAACCGTCGCGAATCGAGCACACCAAGGTCCCACTCGGAAAGGCGACGATCTCAAACAGGCTAAACGTGTCCGGCATCTCTGCGCTATTGAGAGCAGTCCACCCGGTGCCGGGGCTATTGCTAACCCTGTATCCGGCGTGCGAGCCGCCCCAGATTGAGGAGGAGTAATGTCTCTCGATGCTCGCCGTGTAGGTCGCCGATGCTCCGACGAGCATCCCGTAGCCGTTGTTGTCCTGCGCTGCGCTTCCCGAGATGATCGCCTGAAAAGCGATCGCCTGTAGGTTACTCGCGTTCGGATAAATCGGAGTCGATGACGGATCCTTCAAAGAGCAGTAGAGGCGGGGGCAGGTCTGCGTCGAGTACCAGTAGGAGGCGGTGGCGGCATCCGGTGCCATCTGCAATCCGCTCCCGTTGATCTCAAACGCGGACGCGTTCCCGGCATTGACCGCACCCCAAGCCGCCCCGGAGACTCCATGCGGCGAAGCGTTGGAGGTCCAGTCGTGAGCGGGCTCGTCTGCCCAGGTGACCGAATAGCGCTCCGTCCAGCTCGACGAAGCGACAGCACCGCTGCTCGTTATGCTTCCTCCGATCGGCATTATCTAAACCAGATCACAGAAGCGTTAGGAGTTCCCGAGGCCGACTTGATCTCGATCCCGAGGTCGTCGCTGAGGCCGGGCGGAGGTGGTCGAAGTTCCCACCCCGAGCCCGCCGGCACGTTCTCTTCGTTAGCCCCTGCGATCCGAACCGTGAACCCGATCGAGGAGTCGTCGAGGGTGACCGAGATTGAACGCGCCCCGTCTTCCAGCGTGATGCTGGCTCCGTAGGCGGTCGTGAGTGCCTGAGTGGCTGAGCGATAGAGCGACATCGTTTAGGTCAGGGTGGCGACTGCGCCACTAACAATGACTCCGCCGGCCCGAGCCTTCGCAGTGAGCACGATTCCTGAGGAGGTGTCGACCCAGTAGACGACCTCGCCCTCGGCTACATCCCCGTCTGCGGGCTCGGTGGTGTTGCCCTTCATGTAGATATTGCCGGAGTTGTCTACCTTGATTGCGCTGTTGAGCGTCTTCGTTCCTTTTGCCATTACAATGCTCCCTTATGAGGAGGCCGGGCAGCGAGCCCAGCCATTGATTAAGCGGTGATCAGCTCTTGCGCTTCACCCCGTCTACTACATAGCGAGCTGCCGCCCGCGCTTTCTTCTGTGCTTGTTCCTGCGACACCTTGCCCCGAGACTCGCGGACGATCCGCCCGGTCATCGCGTCAATCTTCTCGCGTACGCCTTGCTTCTCACCCGACATCAGATGCCTCGGCTTTCCGCTTGCGCTTCGGCGCTCCCGCTTTCTTCATCGCGGCGATCCGCTCCTCGGCCCGTTTAAGCCTAGTCGCTGCGATCAGGTTCGACGGGTTAAGAGAGACGGCACCTTGTAGGCGTTCGACTTTCTTCTGCTCGTCGTGGATCTTGATCTTCAGGATGTTCGGCGACATCGGCGGAATGATCCCGCTGCTCACGAGGTGGCGCAAGAAGGTGTAATAGTCCTCGCCGCCGGGCTCGGTGAACATGCGCCCCGCCTCTACTGAGATCTTCTGAAATGGGTCTAGGTAGGAGTCACCGCCCGCAGCGTGGGGGACGGCGACCATATAGTCTTGGTATTCACCGAGGCGCGGGTCTGAGTGTTGGATGATCGTCCAGCCTCGCCGCATGTTCCCGGCTACCGCTAGGTCGGTCCCGCCGCCTTCGGTCACTCCCTCGCAGCCTGGATCGATCACAAGCTTACCGAGGCACGGCAACCACTCCTTGCCCGCGAACATCCAGCGATGAGGATGCCACTTGAAAAAGAAGCGCGGCTCTTTGCGGACTCGGCGCGGGATCTTAACCGCGTCCGTTCGCTGTTCCTGTGAGACTCGTTTACCTAGTACCTGTGCCATATGAGTTCCTACCCTCTAGTGACTTGGTTTGGGACAACGCGCCAGACGGACGAGGGAGACTTGCCCGCCTTGCCGTCTTTCGCGTTCTTGTGAAAGCTGATCAGCCAACCGCCCTCGATGCGTTCACCGGAGGCGTGAGCGGGCTCCTCCTTCGACCAACGGAGCGCGGCTTTCACCGCAGCCCCGAAGGTCAAGGAAGAGGGATCACGGAGGCTGATATATCCGTGAACCGCCATTGTTATCGGTCCGTGATGATGGCTACGCCTTTGTCGTCCTCAGAGATCCCACAGCCCACGTAGGCGTGCGCGACAATCCTGGACAATCCCGGGTCACTCACTCGATCGAACTCCGCAAAAACGGGACTCTGCGCGGGTGCCATCGTGGCCCCCGGCATGATGCCTCGGGCCGAAGCCTCGACGTAGGCGATGCCGCCGCCGCTCATCATAAAGCCGGCGCTGTCTGCGCCAGAGTTTGCGGTCGGGACCTGATCGGAAGTGTAGAAGTCTACGCCGAGGAAGTTCCCTTTATAGCCCTGTCCCTTCGCTGCGAGCATCTCTGCGGTGGGAGCGTGGAACTGAACAGCGCCACCCTCCGAGCGGAGAGACTCCTGCATGTCGGTGAATTGGGTCGGGTAGAGGACGCAGGAGAACGGGACATTGTTAGACGTCTGCTCAAGCTGGTAGACGGCGGCGAAGATGTCGTCCATCGTGAGATCGACAGTCGTGGTCCCGACGACGTTGGTGAACCCTGCGCCAGCGGTGCAAGCAAGGCCAGTGAACCGGACAATGTAAGCCTCGGCGACTGCGCGAGCGAGCGTGTCCATCCCAACGTTTCCGGCCCCTTGGGTGACCTGCAGGAGGTCCGACAACTCATAGGCGATTATTTGGCCAGCGACGGTCAAACTCAGGCTACTCACGGGGAGAGCCGAGTTTCCGGCGGCGGTCACTTCGTCCGCGTTGGCGGCAGCCATCGCGGTTCCGAGGTTGACCTGAGAGGTCTTGGAGACTGCCGAGCCGCTTCCGCCGAGGTCGGCGAGCTTGATGCAGATCGAGCGGAGATCGGTTCCGTCGTAGAGGAGATCCCAGATTGAAGAGTTGAGGATCTCGGCGGCGCGCAAAGATCCTGCCGCCCCCGTATAGGTAATTTCATTAGCCATTGTAAAAGTCACTCCTGCCGCAGCGCGGCGCGTAGATGTTTGGTTCTATCTTCGCTGCGCTCGCCCGTGAGGTGGGAGTGACCGGCGCTTCGATCGGTGCTCGTGCTTCGCCCGTGAGGTGGGAGTGACCTAGCCGAGCAGTCGACGAGTTAAGGCTAAAGCCTCGGGCCTCGCCGCGTCAAGTTTAAACCTTGAGCCCGTTGATCAGGCTGTCCTTATTCCGGCGGAACTCCTCGATCGACATGCTGGAGATGCTACCGGGCGTGAAGGGCTGAGCAGCGGGCGGCGCGGGCTTGCGCCCTGCGTTCGCCTGCGGCATCGCGGGTGAGGTCGAAGCGGGAAGGGCAGGATCCGTCGGGTGGGGATCGGTCTGCGTCGTAGGCTGGGGGGACAAGAACGCAGCGACTAACGGAGTATTCCGCCCCTCCCGCTCAAACCAGTCGGAGAACTCGCCGGGCTCTTCGGCGCGTGCGAACTTAGAGCGGAGCACATCGGACACGTCGGCATCCTTGATCCCGGCACCGAGTAGCACCCGGTCTTGACCCCATCGAGCCTCCGCCTCTGCGTGCTTCGCCTGGAGTCCGTCGAACTGAGAGCGCACCTCGGATAGCGTCTCTAGCTCAGCCTGGAACGCGCCCGCCTTCTGCTCCCATGCCGAAGCGGTGGGACGGAGTTCGTTAAGCTCGGCGGTGAGTGCGTTGCGGCTGTCGCGCAGCTCAGCGGTCCGAGTCTGGATCAACTCCTGCACCTGGGCTTCAGTGTATGTCTTGGGCGTCTCGTCTGTCATCGTCCGTTACTCCTGCAAAGTGGGACGGAAGCCACGACCGACGGATCCCATAACCCGCTCGGCTTGTGGCTTCGGAATGTTAAAGAACTCGGAGAGCATCGAGATCCCCGCGTCTCGGGGTAGTGCTCCCAGCGCGACCCGCTCGACAATACTCGTCGCCGCCGTGACCTGCGCGCCGTTTAGCGCGGTGTCTGCCGCTTTGACCTCGCCGCCTGTGGACACCGAGACTCTTGTCTCTAGCTCATCGCCTGCGGCGTCTGGGATCTTGTCCATGCTGGCGAACTCGACGCGCTCTTCGCGGACGGTGTCGAGGTGTGCGATTGCTTCGGCTCGCTCCATGCCTGGATGCTGAGCTAGGACGATGTCGACCGGGGAAGCTAGGCCAACGTCGAGCAGGGACGTAGCCTCTGCGACCCGGGCTTGACGCTCCGAGGGCGTCGGGGGCACTGCCATGTATCGGATCGAGTAGCCGGACTCGGGGAGGTTGCCGCCTTCGTTCGCGTTGAGCAGCGCAGCGGAGAGGGCGAGGACTTCCTTGTCGGCGCGTTCGAACTGGGATTCGCTGGCCTTCTGGATCCTGCGGACCGTCTCACGCTTGAGGGCGATGGCGTAGCCGGACTCGGCAGCGCCGCCGCTCTTCTGGAAGTCGTCGGGGGATAGGCCCGAGTGAGCGAGACACCGCTGCTCGTAAGAGTCGATCGCAAGCTGGAAGCGTTCAGGATCTACGCTCGCGCCGAACTGTCCGAGCCTGCCGCCGCCCGGGATCTCTTCGGTGAACATCGCGATCGATGTTGGATCGAGGTGTACTTCCTTGCGTGCGTTCTTGCCGCTGCCCCGAAGCGCGCCGCCGCCGAGCTGTACGCCGATCGCCCACCGCTGGCTATATGCAGCATCGCGGCAGAGGTAGCCCCAGAAAGTCCAGAGCGCGCCGATGTGCAAGGTACACTCAACCTGCTCGGAGTTGTCGTAAGGGTTCCAGAGCGCCCCGGTTCGCTGTGCGTGGTAGAGCGAGTAGGGAAGGACGGGCGCACCCTCGACGAGGTAGGGATAATCCGCCCCGCTGAAGTTCCCGCCTAACACCTGCTCGGTGATGTCGCGGGAGTCTTCGATCTGAGCCCGCCCGCTCGGGAGCAGCACTCGGTACTTCGGGTCTTGAGGATCGCGTAGGTCGAGAACGTCCCAGGTCCAGCGGTCTTGTTCGCCCTTCCCGTCTCCGAGGTCGAGCGAGGCAAGCCGGGCCTCGACTACTAGGTTGGGCTCGTCGGGATTGTCGCCGTTCGCTTCGGCGTAGACCAGATCCGAAGGTACCGCACGATAGAGCAGTTCGCCGCGTTCGGAGGTGTAGTCTGTGCGGATCAAGCCCTCGCGCATCCCGATCGTGTTCCGAGCGTTGCGCGCACCGATCGCCCACAAGCCATCGAGCCGGACGCGAGTAGCGAAGTCGTCTACATCCGAGTCGGCGTGGGTGACCCGGGGTGGGTTGTCGTACTGGATCGCTAGCTGCTTGGTGATCGTGTTGAATAGGTTCCGGCTAGTGTCGAGCGCGCCGAACCTCTCGACGGTTGAGCCGACAAAGAAAGACCGGCACCGAGTCTCTAGGTCCTGCTTCCACTGCCCCTCAAGTAGCCGGCGACGAAGTCGTGAGTGCGTGCGGCGTGCCTCGTCCTCCTGAGATGGAAGAGGCGGAACGTCTGAGAGTGCGGTTTGATCTTGGCTCATGTGTCCTCGGTGCCCGTCCGTGAGTCGCCCCCGCAAGAGTAAGCGCGCGCGGTGTGCGAGGTCAACACCTATCGCACCTTGATCCGGTCGGTGTTGCGGTGCCTCGTGTCTAGGAACTCCCGCCCAATGTACCGGGCAGCGTCGAGAATGTGAGACAGCTCTTTATTCTGGGACGTGCCGCCCGGCCCCCGCCAGTGACGCAGCCCAGCGATCAAGGCCTCGCAGTTCGGGTGGACGGTGAGCGAGCCCTTGACCATCGCGGAGTGAAGTAGGCGAGCAGTGTAGGCCACCGAGCCCGGACCCTTGCGCGCCGCCTTGATGCGGAACGGTGGAGCGGTGGGCGGTAGGCCGGAGAGCACCGCGATCTTCTGCTCAAGCAA